CGGCAGGCGAAGTGCTTGCCGGCCGCTTTCAGCGCGACCGGAGACGGATGGGACCAGGCGTAGTCGACTCCTTCGGCTGTCACGGCACGGTGACCTTGAACTCGGCGGCGACGAGCGGCACGGCCACGAGCGCGTCGTGCCAGACCTGCAGCGCCCACGCGTCGGTGATCTTGGCGGTGAGCTGGTGGCCCCACCCGGCGTGGTACTCCTTGCCGCCGCTCAGCGCCCGCATGTCGGTGCACGTGGTGTTCGGTGCGACGCCGTCGGGGTTACGGCATAGCCGCAGGCCCATTTTGCTCGCGCCCAGCTCGGCCAGCCCGAGCCCGTCGACGAGGCCCCAGTGCGCATACCCCGACGCGTGCGTGCCCTTGCGGGACCCGACCGCGCTCGGCGGGCGCACCAGCGACCACGGCCCGGGCGCGGCCACCCCGGCAAGCCAGTCACTCGACGGCTGGTCTAGGACGGTGTCGAACCACAACGTCGTCCACACCGACGGCGGAACGAGCTGCGGGCTCGCGGCGGTGTACTGCAGCGAGATGTAGAACTCGGCGGTCACTCATGCCTCCCGATAGCGGAGTTGTCCGACGCCAGCCGCCCGGCCAGCATCGGGTGGGCAGCGATCAGCGCCACGGTGGCGTCGTCGAGGCCGGCCAGGAGCGCGACGACCGCTTCGGCCTGATCGCTGCGGACCGCGTCGGCGTGCGCGGCTCGGTACGCGGCCACCGTCTTTTCCTCGACGGCGTGCAGCTCGGCCACGTCGTGCACAGTCGCCGCCTTCAGGAGGTCGCCGTGCGGGTCGCCCCAGGACACGGACAGGTCGTAGGCCGGTACCGTCTCCCGTCCGGGCGGCGGGTTCGGCAGCGTCGTTGGCACCCACTCGGCGTCCATCCAGTTCGAGCCGACCGGGAACTCGAGCAGCGACTTCGCGGCGATGATGAGCTGGTCCAGCTGCTCGGGTTCCTGCTCGCCGATGAGGAACAGATGTACGGCACCGGGGACGCGGACGACCAGGTGTGCGGTTTCCATCAGGCGCTCACCAGGAAGATCGACGCGTTGGGCTGCTGCCCGGCGGACACGGCGGTTAGTAAAGCCCCGCCGGTGTCCTGGAACCCTTGCAGCGTGAGGAAATCTCCCGCGTTGAGGAAGATCAGCTTCCCGCGGGCCGGGATCTCGCACGTGCCCGTTGCGGTGGCCGCGACGATCGCCTCGTTGCCGTTCAACGCGGTGCCGTTGACGGCCCAGCGCGCGCCGCGCCGGTTCGTTACCGACGCCGCGTACCCAACCCCACCGCCGACCCGATACCACCCCGGATACTGCGCGGTGAACCGTGCGGTGTTGACGCTGGTGTCGTGCTGGGGGAAGTTTCCGACGTTCGCATCAAGATCCTCAACGTCGAAGGTCAGGTCGACCCACACCCCGGACGAGGCCAGGTTCTGGGCCACCGTCTGGCGGAGCTCGGCGCGCGGCGGCGCAAGCAGGAACGTCACCGCGGCCACGACTGCGGACAGCGTCGACGACGGCAGGGTCCCGGTGACGATAGGCGGCAGCACGGGGATCGTCGGCATCAGCGCCCACCTTCAGCAGGGAGGAGAGGGGTCAGAACGGCATCACGTCGGTGCCGTCCATGCGCGAGGTGTCGACCCGGAACCACGGGCCCTCCGTGCCCGGTGTGGATCCCAGCAGCGGGGCGGTGGTCCACTCGGTGACCCGACCGGTGACCGAGGAGCTGTGCGCGATCCCTTCGATCACGAGGCTTGTCGCGCCGATGGGCAGCCCGGCCGGAACGGGCAGGGTGATCGGCCCGCTAGGGGAGGGCACGACACCGGGCCCGAGGGTGACCCGGTCGCCCAGCTCGCGGTCGAGGATGCGCCACCGCTCGTCAACGGTGCGGTGCACCAGGTCGAAAGTCAGGACCGGGCAGCGCACGAGCGGGTTGGCGTAGTAGGCAATGAGGAAGTTCGCGAAGTTCTGCGCGTCGTCGACGCTCGCGGTGGTCAGCTCACCGCTGGCGGCGAAAACCCCGTAGGCGAGCTGGGAGGTGGCTGCGTCGGCGATCGCGGCTGACCCGCCGGTGCGGGAGATCTCGGCGTGGTTGATGGGCTGGTCGCTGCGCAGCTGCAGCGGCATCGACAGCCACGTCCACGGGATGATCGTCGGGTCGGGCGCGCCGCCGCCCCAGAACCAGTCGTTCACAGCAGGGGAGGATCCGCCGGGCGACAGGGCCCCGACGTTGGCGACCAGGTCGTCATCGGCCCAGTCGCCCATGCCCAGCTTGGCGCCCTTTCCGCTCGCGGTGGAGCCCACGAGGCGCTACCCCTGCCCGAAGGTGAACGAGCCGTAGACGGCGGCGGGCACACCGGTGGGGAAGTACACCAGCTGCAGCACGCTGGCATCGACGACCGTTGGCTTGAGGAGCTGGGTGTAGCTCAGCGGGTTCGCCACCCCTGCAACGGGATTGGGTGGCAGCTCGCACACCACCCGGAAGGCGATCAGGTGTATGGCGCCGGAGACGTAGCTGGTGCCCAGGGTGATTGACTGGACGCTCTTGACGCCCACGTCACCGGACTGCAGGGCGAAGAACACGAAGGTGCCCACGGAGGCGGTGGCGGGGAAGCTCGCGAGGGTGGCGGTGCGCCCGGCGACGCCCAAGCTGTTGGTGTAGCTGACCGTTGTGTTGGTGATCGGCGCACCGTTGCCCGTGACGACGCTCGCCTCCAGAGCGAGGAACACGGCGTTGCCGTTGATGGAGGCCGACGTGTCCCGCGGTGGCCACGCCGGCGACACGATCGCCTGCGCGCCCACGGTTGTAACGACTGGGGCGTTGCCCCACATGCGGTCGACGAGCCAGACGTTGCCGACGTTGCCGGTCTGGGTGATCCCAGCCCGCAGGATGGCGCTCGTGTTGCCAGCCACAGCGGCCGGACACGGAATCTGCCCAGCCACCGACGGCCCGGTGAAGATGCCGCCGTTGAGCCCGCCGATCGGCGCCGCGCCGGCGCCGACCAGACCGGCCGCATACCAAGGTGTGATCGGCACCTGGGCCAGGGCACCCGCCAGCGCGCCCTTGTTCCACACCACCGGGAACGGGATGATCGCGGCGGTTAGGCCGTCCATCGTGTTGAGGGGCATGCCCGCTCCTTAGACGTTGAGGACCCGGACCCGGTCGTGGAAGACGTAGCGTCCGGCGCCGTCGATGAACCCGCGACCGCGCTCAGTGCCCACCGCAGCCGCCAACGCGTCGGCCGGGGTCTGGCCCGCGAGGGTGGCGATCTGCATCAGCGACACCCCGGAGTCCAGGACCCGCTCGCCGGCGGGCACCCCGGCGTAGTCGAGGATCGTGGCGAGCCGCTGCCCGGTGAACTGCTGCTCCAGGCCGTAGAGACCAGCCTGGTACTGGGCCAGGTGTGCGGCCTGGTCGAACCGGGACGCCGGCAGCGTGTTGTAGACCTGCAGGTGGCCCACCGATCCGCCAGCGGACCCGAGGACCGTCACGACGGAGAGCTGGCCGCTGGTGCCTAAGACGCCGATCATGTTGCCGGTCACCGGGGCGCTGTCGTTGACCCACAGCTCGGCGAGGCCGCCTGGGGTGCAGTCGACCCGCACGGTGACCAGCGACCATGCGGATGTCTTCGGCACCGGCCCGACGAGGGTCGTCGTGCCTACAGAGTTCGTGATCGCCGCGGACCACCCGGTGGGCGCCCACGTGAGGTCGAGGATGCAGGTGGAGGCGTTGTCGCGGAGCACGATCTCACCCGTGACCGCGGCCCCGGCCGGCGTGTAGACCCACACCGACGTGATCCACGTGCGGGGGTTGTTCACGGTAATCGACAGGTTGCGGTTGACCAGCCGGGTCGCGGCCACCAACGCCGGCGTCGAGTTGACCAGCGGGTCGAACTGGACGTACTGGGTGTCGTCGCCGAGCATGCCATCGACGGCGGCGAATGACAGCAGGTTCGATGGGGCGCCTCCGGTGCTCGACGCACCGGTGTTGTACGCCTCCAGGGCCAGCGGGCCGACGAACCGGTAGCCGGAGACGGCGTACAGCGACCCGGCCGGGTCGTTGAGCGGCCACCACGCGTCAAGGAACTGCGTCGTCGTGAACTGCGAGGCATACCAGGCGATGTAGGCGCCCAGCGTGCTGTTGAACGGCTTGGCGCGGCCGAGCCGGGTGAGCCGGTCGACCGCGGTCAGCTGCACCTCCTGGTAACCGATGGGCTGCCAGTCGTCGACGTCGGGGAACTCCAGGTACCCGGTGAACTCGGAGAACGTGCGGCTGCCATAGGTCTCCGTGTAGCGCAGCTTCTTCCCGGTGATCCAGTTCGCCCCGTACGGGCCAGTGAGCAGGCCGGGGGTGAACCGGTTGTCGGTGTTGTCGAGGACGCAGGTGAGCTGGGAGGACTGGATGGTGTCCAGCTCCGACTGGCGGCCGCGGGTGATCTGTAGCGGGGACTGCTCGGTCCGCACGTACGGGGTGAGGTCGACGTAGACGGGGAGCGGGTCGTCCGGCGCGGAGGTCGGTGCGAACTCGAGCCGGCCTGCGCCGCCGAAGGTGCCTGCCATCAGATGGCCCGGGCGGACGCGGGGAACAGGTCGATCGGTGCGATGCCGGCCCGGCGCGCGTAGCGCAGCAGCTCCTTGCGCTGGGTGCGGCCGTCTTTGTCGATGACGGTCAGGTGCACGTGGATGTCACCTTCCCCACCGCCGCCGACCGAGCGGCCGCCGGCGCCGCCGACGGGGGTCGGGCGGCGGCCCATGGCGCGGATCTGGTCGTTGGACAGGATCTCCTCGCCGCCGTGGACGACCGCCAGGCGTGGTGCGCCCTCAGGTCCGGGGACTGTGCCGCCTTCTTTGAAGCCGAGGATGTGGGCGATCCATGCGCCGGCTTTGCCGGGGGCGTTGAGGACGGCACTGATGCCGTTCTTCACGGTGTTGATCGCCCCGCCGATCTTGTCGAAGACCGGTTTGAGGATGTCCCAGGCAGCCTGGATGATCTTCTTGATGCCTTCCCAGGCGACATGCCACCCCTCCTTGAGCAGGCCGATGGCCTTCTTGATCGGAGTGATGCCGTACTTGTCGATGAAGCTGAACACGGGCTTGATGACGTTCTCCCAGGCCCACTTCGCCGCGTTCTTGATCGCCGCCCAGGCAATGTCCCAGCCCTTGCGCAGCATGCCGATTGCCCACATCACCGGGTGGATCCCGTAGTTGATGATGAAGTTGATGACCGGCTGGATGACGTTGTTCCACGCCCACTTCGCGATCGTCGTGATCGCGGTCCACTCGCGCTTCCACACGACCACGAAGTCCTTGACGATCACCGAGAAGAAGCCCCACGCGAAGTCCCAGATCGCCCGCAGGACCGTGAGAACCGCCTCGATCGGGCGCAGCACCCACTGCTTGAACCAGCGGCCGATCGGCAGGATCACGTTCTGGTAGAGCCACATCACCCCGGTGTGGAAGGCCTTCACCAGCCAGTGCCAGGCGTCGACGAGCGGGTGCCACACGTCCATGGCGATCCGCTTGATCCACGCCCACACGGTCTTCCAGTGCTTGACCAGCTCGTAGATCCCGACGACAAGCAGCGCGATCGCGGCGACGATCGCGAGCACGATCCAGGTGATGGGGTTGGCCATGGCCGCGGCCGCGTTGGCCACCAAGGTCGCGGTGAACGCGACCATCGCGGCGACCAGGACGCCGCCGACGACCATCGCGAGGATCTTAACGACCTCGATGTGTTTGCTCATCCAGGTCGCGGTGGCCTGGATCTTCGGGATCAGCCAGTTGCCGATCTTGACACCGAGGACCTGCGCAGCGGCGCCCAGCTCCTTGAGCTGCTGGGAGAACTGCTGCTGCTGAGCGGCCCACGCCTCGTGCGCGGTCTTCGCCCGGGACGCCTCGGTTCCCAGCGCCTTGTACTTGCTCTTGAGCCGGTCGGTCTCCTCGAGGAGGGTCAGGATCGCCCCGGAGGTCTTCCCTCCGCCGAACGCGTGCTCGATGGTCGCGTTCTGCTCGACGGCGCTCTGGCCCGATTTCTCCAGGTGGTGTTTGAGGTCCATGACCGCGGTCAGGAGGCCGTCCGGTTTGCGCAGGTCGTTGGCGAGCGACATCGACGTCAGGCCGATCGAGTGCAGCGCCTTCACCGCCGGGCCTGACGGGGCGGCCATCAGCGAGATCGTCATCCGTAGCCGGGTCGCGGCCTCGTCCGCCGGCGTGGAGTTGTCGGTGATCGTGGCCAGGGCGGCGCCGAAGTCTTTCATACCCAGGCCGGCCGACTTGAACGACGGGAGGACGCCGGTGCCGATCGCGGCCGCCAGCTTGTCCATCTTCATGTCGCCCATGCCGACGATCGTGTTGAGGTAGTTCGTCGCGTCGGCCGCGCTCTTGACGTCCTTCATCGCCACGCTCATCACGCCCGACATGGCGAACGTGACCGTGTCGAGGTCGGCCATGCCCATCGCGGCGAGCTTCGCCGAGGCCGCCAGGATGTCCATGGCCTCTTTGCCGCGGAAACCGGTGCTCTCGATGTGGTACAGGCCCTCGGCGAGCTTCTCCGGGCCGATCCCGACCGCCGGCGCCAGCTTGAGGACGGAGTCCTTCAGCGCGTCGACCTCAGCCTGGCTGGCGCCGGCCTGGGTGTGGACCAGCTCCATCGTCTGGTCGAAGTTGGCCGCCAGCTTGACCGACTCGTACCCGACGCCCACGACCGCGGCGGCCAGGCCCAGCATCGCGACCTTGCCGGCGGCGGCGAGCTTCGTGGTGGCCGCCTGCAGGCCGGTCATCTCGGCCTTGGTCTCGCCCATCGCGGCCGAGAACTTCCCGACCTCGGCAACGATCTCGGCGACGACAGGGGGCAGGAAGCCAGCGGACATGGGCCGGCCCCCTGCTGCTACTTGAGGATCGCCTCGGTCCACGCCCGGGCGAAGATGGCCTGGATCTCGGTGAGCGTGTCGCGCAGCGCCGGATCCATGTAGGGGCGGGCCGGCAGGGTCGCCCGGCCGGTGTCGCCGCCGAGCTCCTGCACGCGCCCGTAGACCGCGGTGGGCCCGACCTGGCCCTTCCACGTGGATGCGGTGACCGCGGTCGGGCCGGTCACCGTGATCGAGCGCCGCAGGTTGCCGCTCACCAGGGCGGGCGGGTCACCTGGTAGCGACGAGGTGGGCTCGCCGAGGCGGTGCGAGGACCGCGCCAGGTTCTCCTTGGCGCGCCGCTCCAGCAGGTGCAGGGCCTTCGCGGTGGCCTGGCGGGTCGCGGCCCGCATCTGGGTGACCTTCAGGTCGCAGCCGGCCGCGAAACGCTCAACGCCACGGAGGATGATCACGTGCTTGCCGCCTTCTCCTTCTCGGCGCGGATCTCGTCCATGATCGCGGCGAAGCCGGGCAGCCGGCGGATGTACCAGACCGGCTGCGCCTCGACCTCCGCGACGGACCACCCGTACCGTTCGGCGAAGAACCCGTAGTACGCGGTCCGCTCCCACCGCTCGTCCTCGCGGCTGATGCGCGGCCGAACCTCGGCCCAACCCGACAGGAGCGCCTTTACTCGCTGTCGGGCGGAGTAGGGCCCCCGGGCGTGTCATCGTCGGGCGGAGTGACGGCGTTGTCGCCCTCGCGCATGAGCGCGAGCACCGGCTCGACGTGGCGCTCCAGGGCGCGAAGGTCGCGCAGCTTGAGCCGCTTCCACGCCGCCGGGTTGGCCTGCGGGGTACGCGGGTCGGCCAGGTACGGCACGCTCCACGTCCTGACGAGCAGCTCGATCGCCTTGCGGTACAGGGCGTTCGTCGTCTCGCCGGCCGAGTCCTCGGCGCGGATCTGCTTGCGCAGCTCGTGCAGGTCGTGGCCGGTCAGGTCGTCGAGGTCGCCGAACTCGACCCAGGCGTCGGCGCCCGAGGGCAGCTCGAGTCGGGGTAGCTGTGTCTCCATGCTTCTTCTCCCACCGGTTGATGTGACAGGGGTCCTGCGGATGACGGTTCAGTAGGTGGCTGCGGCCGTGTTGTTCTTGACGGTCACCTTGATCGGGGACAGACCCCCGGACGCGCCGGCGTTGGTCGAGTTCATGACGGCCTTCCAGGCGGCGTCGTACCCGACGGCCTCCTCACCGCGGTTGATCTTCACGGTTTGGTAAGCGGCGAGCTGGCAGTCGACCTGCAGGTTGCGGTTGTTCGCCAGGGTCAACCCGTTGTCGACGACGATCTGCAGCTGCGGCTGCGTGTTGTTGATCAGGTAGAGCATCGAGTTCGACTCGTCCGCCGGGGTCGCGAACATCAGCTTGCCCTCAACATCGACCGCACCCCGGAAGATGATGTACGGGTTCTGCGAGCCCTGCAGCGTGTACTCCGCCTTCAGCGCCCGCTTGATCGTGACCTCCCACTCGCGGACCGTCTTGACCTGGGTGCCGCCGCCGGCGACACCGGCCAGCCCGAGCAGGGTGCGCCACGCCGCGTACGGGGTGTCCGCCGACGTGGCCGGGGTCGGCGCCGCCCCGATGACCGTCGACGGGTACGCCAGGCCCTTGCCCGAGACCATCACGAGGCTCGACTCGGCGTTGCCCTTCAGCGTCAGCTCGGACAGGCATGCGCCGGGGTAGACGCGGGCGAAGTTCGACGCCGACGGCGGCCCCTGCCAGTCCACTAGGGTGAGCGACCCGGGCTGCCCGACGCCGGAGTTCAGCAGCGACACGGCGTGCACGTTCGGGGTTGCCCCGGAGTCGGTGATGTCGCCCAGGATGTTGTTGAGCCAGAACGGGAGCGTGTCGAAGAACGCGGGGCCTTCGAAGGACCACTCGGCGATCCCGACGCCCTGGATCTCGCCGGCGAGGTTCGCCATCGACCCGCGGAAGCTGGTGTCGTCGAGCTGGGTGTACTTGTCCTCCGGCTCGAACTTGTCGACGGGGATGGTGGCCGTGATCGGGGTGACCGCGGTGCCCTGGGTGGTCTCCTTGGCCAGGCCGATGAACTGTTTCGCGCTGGGGTAGACGACGGGGGTGGGCATCAGGCACCTTCTCCATCACGCTGGGCGGCGGCGCGCCTGGTGCGCTTCGCCGGCGCGGGTTCGGGCTGCGGCTCGGCCTGGTCCTCGGGTTCCTCGGGGGGCGCGTCGGGCGGGCGGTACCCGCGCAGCGCCTCGGCGTAGTTCGCCGCCTCCGTTGCCGCGAGCTGGTCGACGGGCCCGTCATCGACCGCCGGCAGCGCGGCACCGGTGCCGTCGCCGACCAGCTCGTGCTCCGTGCCGTCGGCCGGCACCTCGACGCCCTCGGCCGGCTCGCCCAGTCCGGGGCTCACGCGCTCGTCCATGTTCCCCTGCTTCCTTATCCGACCTCGTAGGCGTGCGCCTCGAAGCTGATGACCATGTACGCCTTGGTGGTGCCGTCGACCTGGCCACCCTGCTCGATGTGCCAGGTGATGCGGCCGTCGCCCTCGCCGACCTGGAAGTTGCCGGTCTCGATCCCGCCGGTACCCAGGGTCGGGTCGGTGCGGATCTTCGCCACGATCGCGTCGCGTAGCGCGTAGACCGCGTCCTGGCAGTCCTCGACGTACAGGGCCTCGCTCCAAAAAAAGCAGTGGAGCTCCAGGTCGTAGGACACCTTCCGGCGGCCCTGGACCGCGGGCAGGGCCGCGCGCGGGCCGTCGACACCATCGGGGTTCTGCACGACGATGACGCACCCGGTGGCCGTACCGGCGGGCATGCCCTGGGTGTACTCGGCGAAGTCCTCCCGGCCGGCCCAGGCCCGGCGGACCACGCCGACGCCGGCGACGGTCGGCGTCCGGTAGGTGTGTAGGGCCGCTACGTACGGGCCGCCGAAGAAGGTGCAGACGGCGTCGACGACCGCGGCCGCGGTCACCGCACCGCCCGGTAGGGCCGTAGCAGCCGCATCGCCTTGGCCTGCCACGGGGTGGCGTCCTTCGGGTTCTTCCCGATGGAGGACTTCACCCGGGCGCCAGGCCAGTTCGAGGAGGAGGTGCCGTAGCGCTGCAGGCCGTCGATGGCGAGGTAGATGGTGGCCAGGTGCAGGTCCGCGCCGAAGCCGGTGACGCCGGCGCCGATGGGGTGGGCGTTGGCCAGGCCGGCCACGAGGGGGATGGCGGCGGGGGTGAACGGGGTGGTGGCCTGCCCGGCCCAGGACGGGGCGACGACCACGGACTCCTCCTTGCCGGGCTCCCAGATCCGCAGGGTGTCGCCGGCGTAGATGCCGGTGGGGTTCGACACGGTGATGGACATAGCGCCCCCGCCCGGCGCGGCTGTGAGGACGGCGTTGGCGTACCCGGCAACGTAGGAACACGTCGTATAAAGCTCCACAGAGGACGGTGGGGCACCGAACTGCAGGCTGCCCGACCACGACCCGGACGCCCCGGCCAGCTCGACGATGATCTGGCGGCCGTCCTCGATCTGGCACAACGGGTTCGCGATCGAGGTGGCCTGCCCGAGCTGGCTGGCGTACGAGTACGCCAGGACGGTGCGCACCGGCGCGTGGCAGGGGTAGAGGAACAGGCGGCCGCGGTTGTCGGCCCAGTTGCGTCGGGAGTCGACCTGCACGTGAGCCTGGATCGGCTGGTCGCAGATCGACTCCGCGTCCTCGGAGGCCATCAGCAGGATGTTGAGCAGCTCGGCGTCCTGGTCGCCGGCGACGGTCGATCCAGAGCGCAGGTTCTGCACGTCGATGAACGTGGGGTGGGCCTTGAACGCGGGGACGGTCACGAACGGGATGGCCAAGATGAGGTCCTGGGCGATGGGCGCGACCGTCATCGTCTACCTCGCTCAGGCCTTGGCGGCGGCGGCTTTCGTCGCCTTGGCGGGGGTGCTCTTCTTCGCGGTGCCCGGATCGGTGTCAGCGCCGGTGGTGTCGGCATCCGGGACGACCGCGGTGGTGGTCTCGTCGGTGCGGGCGGCCAGGGCCGCGCGCAGCGTGTCCTCGTCGACGCCAGCGAGCAGGTCGGCCAGCTGGTCGGCCACCGCCGGTGCCGGCTCCGGCGCGGCGCCCGGGTCGAACACCCAGGAGCCGTGTTCGCACGCCCATGAGGTGGTGCTCGGGTCGAGCGGGTTCAGGCCGCAGGTGGTGCACAGGGCGCTCGCGTGGGCCGGGGCGGGGCCGAGCTGCGGGGGCGGGGTCTTGGTCGTCATGGGTTCTCCTTGGTCCCCGCCGTCGACCCGCACGAGCCGCAGCGGCGGAAGTAGTTGCGCCGCCCGCACGGGCAGACGTAGCCGGAAAGGTGGGCGGTCGGGCCGGCGGCGGTGGCGGGCACGGCTAGGCCTTCGCGGCGCAGGGCGCGCGCGTCGTGCTCGGGGACGTTGATGGTGCCGTCGCGGCGCTTGTTGTAGGTTCGCAGGCCGTACTGGCCCTGTACCTGTACCGAGTAGGCGCCGTCGAGGGGGATGAGGCGGGCCAACGGTGCTCCTCGGGGGATGGGCCAGCGGGCCGCGACCGGTGGGTGCGCGGCCCGCTGGCGGTCCTGGATCAGGCGGCCTGGATGCCCACGACCGAGCCGAGCCACGCCGGGGCGTAGCAGACGAGCGTGCCGAACCAGTACGAGCTGGCCTCGTAGGCGAACTGGTTGACCGGCCAGTCGACGCCCATCATCGGCTGCACGTCGAAGAACTTGAACACGGAGTCCACATTGGAGTCCGGGATCGGCAGGCTGTCGGAGATGATGAGGCTGTTGCCCTGCGGCAGCCACGGGTGCACTTCCAGGTTCACCTGGTCGCCGGTGACCTCGTTGAGGATCGCGGTGGCCAGTGTGCCCAGGGTGTAGCCCGTGATGTCGTCCTGGGCCAGCTTGATCTGGTAGTTCGAGTTCGCCGAGCCCTTGACCGCGTCGGAGAGCTGCTTGCGGTCGCGGCCCTGCATCATGATGCGGTCCGGGGACGCCTTCACCGCGTCGTAGAGCGACGCGAATGCCTGCTGGTACTCGGTGCCCGGGTTGGTCGTCGAGAACAGGCCGTTGATCTTGTTGGTGTAGCCGGCGTTCGCCCCGGTGCAGTACGCCAGCACCCCGTCGTACTCGGCCGCCACGGCCGAGCCGCCGTCGGCCGCGGTCAGGTTCGCCGTACCACCCGCGCTCAACGGGTACGCCGTCGGCACCGTGCCCGCGGTCTGGATCGTGCCCTGCACGGTCAGCTTGTTGTAGCCCGACCGGCCGCCGAAGATCGTGCCCGCCGTGGTCGTGTAGAGGAACCGTGAGGCGTCGCCCGGGTCAGCGCCGGCCGCCAGCGAGATGAACACGCGGGCCCCGGTCGCACCGGCCGGCAGCGTGTACGTCACGTCGATGACCTGACCGGTGGTGTACGCCACCGCACCGGTCGCGGCGGTCGCCTGGGACACGCCCAGGTCGCCCATCTCCGCGACGACGCGGAAGTACGCGTTCCCGGAACCGTTGGTGATGCCGACCTCGCCGGCGCCCGCGGCGCGCGCCGCGCCACCCGCACCGGTCGGGGCCGCCAGGATGCCCGCGTAGCCGGCACCCGTGCCGCGGCCGTAGAGGGCGATGCGCTCCTCCATCAGCATCGAGGACCACAGCAGCGCGTTGCGCGACAGGGCCCGGATGTCCTGGTAGCCCTGGCCCGCGAACTGCGCCGACCAGTTCACCTCGTCGGACAGGGAGAACTGGACGTAGAGCACGGTCTGCGAGTCACCCGCGTAGGTGATCTTCGGACCGCGGCCCCAGAACTGGGAGTTCGCCGCACCCGACATCTTGAAGTCGGTCTGCGTCGTGTCGGTGATGCCGGGCCGGATGACGCCCACACCGCCGGTGCCGGTGCCGGTGAAGCCGGTGATCCGCTTGAACTGGTGGTTCAGGCCGATCCCCCGCGCGCGCGAGATCCGGTTGCGCAGCGGCGTCGGCCGCGGCGTGAGCATCTTCGCCGGCGCCTCCAGGTCGTAGGCGACCAGACCGGTTGCGACCGGGGACGAGGTGGTGATGTCCTTGGTCAGGTCCGGGATCTGGGCCTTCGCCGCGTCCAGTGCGGAGGTCAGGGACGCGAGCGCCTCTGGCGCCATCGCTTTGGTGATCTCCGGGGCCGCGATGGCCTTCGCGAGGATCTCGTGCGGTGTGCGCGGTGCGGCTGCGGCCCCGAAGTCGATCGCCCTGCCCGACACGTGGGGCAGGTTGCCCGGGCCCACGGTGACCGTCGGCGCGGCGTCGAGCTTGGCCAGGTACTCGTCGTAGCGCTCGGCCTTCTGGGCCGGGCTTAGGGTGGGGTCGGAGAACAGGTCATCGACCTTGGGCAGGGTCTTGGTCACAGCGGTCCCCTTCGGGGTGGGGCTCAGGCGTCGGCCTTGGCGAGCAGCTCGGCGGCGCGGGCGCGGTACCCGGCTGCGAGAGCTGGGTCTTCGCGGGAGCGCTCGTCGGCTTTGACCAGGAGTTCGGCGGCCTGGGCGCGCATGGTGAGGGCGTCGGCGGTCCGCGCCTGCGCTGCCTGGGTGGTCGTGCGCATCGCGACGGGCCCACCGGGCTCAGGCATGGCCAGCGCCTTCGCCACGTCCGCTTTCACGAGCACCAGCTCGTCTCGAAGCGGCGTTGTGGCCTCTGCGACTGCCGCCTTCACGATAGCAGCGAGCGACGTGGCGTCGACCTTTGTGAGGTCGGGTGTGTCGACGACCGGGGCGGTAGCGGCCGCGGCCGGCTCCTTCACCGCGGCGTCGGTCTTGGTTGCGTCGGCCATGAAGATGTCTCCTGTCACGCTCAGGGAGTCCGCCACCTCGGCGACCACCGTCGTGTCGATTTCGGTGCGCTCGTTGGCGATGAAGTACTTCAGCGCCCTCACGGCGTCGAGGAGGCAGCTGATGTCGTACTCGTCGGAGAGCTGCCCGGCGCTCAGGGAGGTGGCCTCGGAGGCGATGAGGCGGCCGATGCACGCGATCGCGGTCATCGCGTCGGCGACATCGCCGGCGGCGTCGGCCTTGGCCATGTCGGGCACGAGGACGGCCAGCTCGGCGAGGACGCCCTGGGCCTGGGTGGCGCGCGGGTCCGCGGTCTCGACGACCGCGGGCGTGGCCACCGCGGCAAGGCCTGCACCGTCGGCTTTGACCATGGTGAACAGGGTCCGCGGGTTCGACGGCCGGTCGACGAGGCTGACCTCGATGATCGAGCCGCCCACGACCTCACCGTTGGGGGCGTCGGCCTTCCCGAACGCGATCTGCGGGTCCTTGATGCCGACGGAGAAGCCCTTCAGCACCGCGGGCCGACCGTCGGCGCCGGGCCGGCATTTCACGATCGCGACGGGGTCGACGACGCAGGCGGCCAGCAGGTGCGCCCCGCTGCTCTCGTCCTTGGTCAGGCCCACCCCGACGCCGACAGCGCGTTTGGCGTCGTGCTGCTCGCGGACGTTGCCGCCCTCGGCCAGCCACGCCGGCATGGCCCCGTCGAGCCATTCCTGGTTGAGGCGCTGCTTGTCGCGGTCGACGCCGGCGTCGGCCGCAGGCCCGTAGACCATGAGGGTGCCGTCGGCTTGTTCCTCGACCTTGGTGATGGGCGCCCACGCGTAGGCGGTGGTGGTCATCGGCTTGTGCCTTCCCGTGGGCATGGCGAAGCGGCCCGTCAGGTACCTGACGGGCCGCTCCTTCTTCAAAGGGGGCGCTTAGGTGGTGACCTCGCGGGTCAGGACGTACCCGTTGCTCCAGCTGCGAAGCGCCTCGTCCGCGCGCTCCACGCCGAGAGTCTCACGCATGCGCTCGACCGCGCTGCGCGCACGGCCAGTCTCGTAGACCGGGTCCGTGCCCTCGTCGAGCGTGACCACGTCGAGCACCGTGTCCGGTGCGTCGGCGTGCGCATACTCGATGATCACTCGATGATTCTAACGGTTCCGGTGGCATGATCGCCGATCGCGCGCAGCCGCTCGATCACATCGTCGAGCCAGCCGCCTCGGTGCAGCGCGTGGAACGCCGGTCGTAGCGACTCCAGACGCCGCAGAAGCACCACGATGTCCTCGGCGGTGAGTGGGTTGTCCATCCACACCATGGCGCGGCCGGGGCGGTGAACGAACGGCGGCCGGCCCCACCTCGGCGGGACCGCCGGGTCTGACCACGCCATGAATGCGAACCCGTGGTCGATGACCTGGATACGGCCGTCCAGGACCAGGAAGTTGCCCAGATGCCGGTCCTGGTTGTTGATCAGCAGGTCGAGGAGCCGCATACGGGTGCCCTCGACGGTCTTGAGCAGCGCCAGGTCCTCCTCGTAGTAGGCCAGCTCGTCGGCGAGCTGCCCGTCCATGAAGGCCATCAGGATCTCGTTGTCGGCGACCCGGTAGACGGCGGGGGCCCGTAGTCCGATGGTCCGGGCGACCAGCGGCGCAAGCACCTCGGCGTCCTGCTGGTGGGCTGCGTTGGTGTCCGCGTCGAAGTCGTGGGTGATCTTCCGGACGAGGCGGGTGCCGTCCTGTGTGGTGACCCGGGATACGTCTCCGATGCTGCCGCCACCCAGCCGGATCTCCTCCGCTACGCCCTCGGCGTACGCGGCCTCGATCCGGGCGACCTCGGCCTCGAACGCTGCCAGGTAGTCCTCCTCCGCGGCCGCGGCCGCCTCCTCGTCGCCGAGGATCTCCTGCGCGGTGCGGGTAACGGTCGCCCCGAGGTCCTCCTGCCCCACCAGCGCGGCCAGGTCGGTGAGGCTGTAGCCCTCGGCCATGGCCTCCGACACCGACTGCAGCGCCGGGTAGAGCGAGCACCGGCACAGCGGGTGGCCCGGTGGTGCGTCGTCGCCGGAGGGGAACGGGTTGGCGAGTAGGACGGCACCGGTGTCCTGGTTGATGTTGCACACTGAGCACACCCGCTGGTCCGCCGCTGTGGCCCATTCCTTCGCGGCGATCCCGTTGCGCCCGTAGCGGAGCAGCGTCGCCGAGGACACCGCACGGGTGGTCTCGGTGACCGCGACCCGGTAAGCCCAGCGGGGGTCTGCGTTGATGGCACGCAACGCTGCGGCGATCTTGGCTGGTGGGTCGCCTGCCTCGAGTCCGGCGATGAGGGCGCCGGCGAGGGCGTCCAACCGCGCCACCATGATCGAGTCGGCGATGGTGTCGCCGGTGTCGAGCAGCTCCAGCAGACCGTCGAGCAGCCCCTCGCGTTCGAGAATCTCCCGTGCGGCCTCCAGGTCGCCGGGCACCCAGGTACCCCAGTCGGCGCCCAGCGTCACCAGGTCCGGCTGCTGCGCCGCCTTGACGACCATCCCGTGGTGGGCCAGGACAGCACGCGACGAGATAGCCCCGACGACGAACCCGTCGGTCCACAGTCCGTGCAGGGCCGGCCGGAACGCCTTGGCGTAGTCATGGCCCGCCAGGGTGCGCGCAACCGCCTTGGCGCCGCCGCGCTTCCATGCCGTGGTGGCGTCAGCGACCAGCCTCCGCGCGGAGACGAGCCCAGTCGAAGCCGCCAGGAGGATCGGCGCCCAGTGCTCGGCCACCGCCAGGTCGCGTTCCCAGCCCGGCCAGTGCCGCACTTTTGGGGCCGTGACCGGGTCACCGCCTTCGGCCTTGGCGAGGAACTCGGCGCCGTCCAGCGCGATCCCGGCGGCGGCTGCCTGCGCCTTGGTGATGGTCTCGAACCGGAACGGGCGCCCGCCCGGCTTGCCGGCACGTTTGGTCGCCCACCGCCGGTAGGCGACCAGCTCGGCCTTGACGGCGTCCGGGTCCGGGCCGGCCGCGGCGCCCGGCTTCGCGGGCGGTGCGGGCTGGCCCGGTTTGGCCGGGTCGGTGGAGCCCGGCGACCCCTCAGCGCCGGGCTCCGCCTCGCTGGGGTCATCGGACCCGATCGGCACACCCATCGCCGGGCTGATCATCTCGCCCGGCTTCGCCAGCTCGCTCGACCCTTCGATGAACACGATGCCGCGCTGGGTGACCAGCATCGGCATGTCGGCCTCGGCGAAGGGGTAGCGGGGCAGGCCGGTGCGGTCCCGGTCCTCGTTCAAGGTCATCCGCGCGCTGCCGATGCGCCGGTTCGCGACCTCGTCGGCGGCGTCCTCGTCCTCGGACTCCAGGCCGAGGATGCGGAACTCCAGCTCAGCAGGGGCGTTCAGGTAGGTGCGCATCATTTGGGTGCATAGGGCCTGCAGGCGGCGCAGCGTGGGCTGCGTGGCCTTGCGGTCCTGCACGTCGGCCTGGCCCTCGTGCCACCCGGTCGACCCGAGGCCACCGGTCTCGGTGAACCCCAGCTCGGCGATCGTGGTGTCGAAGTGCCCGGCCACGAGCTTGATTAGGTGCAGGTCGTAGTCGGGCCGGTAGCGCTCCCCGAGGTCGGTGCGGGAGTCGTCCGGTGTCATCCCGTACGGCAGCAGCCGGAACCGCATCCGGGCCGCGGAGTTGCCGGCGTAGAAGTCGTTGAACTGGCGCTCGTACGCGGCGAGCTGCTGCGGCGACCACTCGGCCTGGCCCTCGCCGGCGAGCAGCCACCCGGCGGGCATCACACCGTCGGTGTACTCCGACTTGAGCCAGTCCATGCGCCGCAGGTACAGGTCGCCGTCGGCGAGGGCCTGCTCGACCGCGGAGAACCCGTACGGTGTCCATGACCGTACATTGTGGACCTTGTATACGAGGCGGTCCGCCGGGTAGCCACCGGGCACCAGGCCGTTGTCCGGGTCCTGCTCGCCGTCGGCGGTGAACTCACCACGGGGGAACCCGTACAGGATCTGCTGGTAGGCCGCGTTCGGCGGGAACGGGCGGAACCCGTCGGCGTCGAGGAGCGGTTTGATCGTGGTCCCGTCGAGGACCTCGAACCCGAACAGCTTCCCGTCGCGGCGCAGCCGGGGGTAGACCGCGATCGCGTCGAGGACGAAGTACTCCTCCAGCACCTTCGAGGCCCAGGCGATGAAGTCGTGCCCGTTGCGCGGGTCGGGCTGCTCCCAGAAGTCCACGAGGCGCCCGATGTGCGGGTCGACGCGCTCGCGCATGGCCTTCTCGATGTCGGAGCGGGCCGAGCCGGGGTCCTGGCGTTGGGCGCGTTCGACGGCCTTGGCGGAGATGACGACATCCCAGTCGAGGGTCGCGACCTCCGCCTTGCGGATCTCGATGCACCGCCGGAACAGGGTGATCATGTCGGCGGCGTCGCGGAGGACCTTCCACGGCACGACCCGGTCGCCGAAGCCGGGCAGGTTGAACGTGACCGGGTACTCGTAGGCGCGGGGTTCGGGGCGGCCGGTGTCGGGGCGCAGCGGGTTGATCGGGGCCGGCAGGAGCGGCACGCCGGGTCCGAACGGGACCTGCGGGTCCAGGCGTGGCAGGGGCACGGCGGCCTGGCCGCCGTTGACGTTCTGGGTGGCGCGCAGGATCGCTAGGACCTGCGCGTCGGTCCAGGTGGACCCGCGCGACGCCGGGCTGGTCCCGGCGGCCTTGTTGAGGGTGCGGCTACGACGCCGTGACATCGTGCCCCCTGCCTACGTCGCGGTGCTGAGCTGTTCGAAGAAGCCGGACAGGTCGCCCCGCGGCTTGTAGTACGCCAGGAGCAGCGCGTCGGCGTTGTCCGGGGACCGGCCCAGGCGTTTGATCACTTCGTCCTTGGGCTCGATCAGGATCCGGCCCTTGGTGTCGGTGGTCCACCGTGGTGCGAGCAGCTGCGCACACGTCGTGTCCGCATTGTCCATCGTGGACAGATCCCACAGGCGGCGCTCGCTGTTGCCGCGCCCGATCTCCCACCAGATCTGGGCCCGCAGGTTGGCGAACCGGACCTCGTCGTGGGCCCGCTCGGCCACGTTCACCGCGACAACCCGGGCGGTGTGGAGCCCGTCGGAGTGCATGTTGCGCAACTCGCCGATCAGGCCGGCCCCCACGCCGATGCGGTCAACCTTGACCGCTGTGGCCGCGGTCTCCCGGATCGCGTGGAGGATCAGCGGCGCGATCTCCTCGGAGCGGTCGGAGTGGTGGCGCCATTCGCGGCCGGCGACCGGGCCGCGGCGCTCCCGGATGACGGTCTCGTCGCCGCCGCCACCGACGTCGACGCCCAGCTCGACGGGGAGCAGCTCGTCCGGGGTCGGGACCATGTCGGACCCGACCCGGCACAGCGCCACATCGGAGGCACGGACCACGGAGTTCGGGTCGTCCGGCGGCCACTGGCCGAGCACCTTGCTGATGTAGATCGGGTTGTCGACGCCCCATTCGGCGGCCTTCTCCTCGACCCACGTCCGGGAGATCAGCAGCTCGCCGAGATCCGCCGGCACCTGCTCGCCGGTCAGGTTCGGTGAGTCGAAGGCGCTGACGGTGGTGACGGCCCAGCCGGACCCTGGCTGGCACACCTTGCGGAAATGGCTAGCCGGGTTGTCCGGGTTCCCGATCGCGAACAACCTGCAGCCGGCGTTCGTCGTCAACGAGTCCGCGGCGATCCACAGCTGCTCCGGGATCCCGCACGCCTCGTCGAGGACGACCAGGACCCGGCGGGCGTGGATGCCCTGGAACGCGGCCTCGTCGTGGTCGGCGGGCTTGCGGCCGAACGCGACCAGCTCCCCGTCGAGGGACCACTCGGTCTGGTTGACCTTGCCCTGGAGGTTGGCCTTGCGGTGGACCTGGCGGATGTAGCGCCACAGGATGGCCCGCACCTGAGCGTAGGTGGGGGCGGACGTGACCACGAACGCTTCGCCGGGCTCGTGCACGTCGAGCCACCACGCCACGATCCGCGACGCGATGTGCGACTTGCCGATGCCATGGCAGGACTGGACCGCGGTCCGCCGTTCGCCCAGGACCGAGGTCATGATCTCGCGCTGCTTGGACCAGGCGAACTCGCCCAGGCGCTGCTCGGTCCAGCGGATCGGGTCGTCGCGGTAGGCGCGGGCCTGGGCCCGGGCGCGCTCAGCCTTGAGCCGGTGGAGCTCCCGCAGCTGCTGCAACTTGGCCAGGCGCAGCATCTCCAGCGGAGAGGCCGAGTTCGGCGGCGAGGCGGGCGATCTCTGCGTCGATGAGGTCAACGGTGATCACCTGCACCTGGGTCGGTGCGTCGAGGCCGAGGAGCTTGGCACGCCGCTCGGAGATCTTGACGATGCGGTCGATGGCCGCGAGCTTCGGTCCGTCGTCGAGAACCGGTTTTCCGTCAAGGGTGATGACTTTGCCGTGGGAGTGGGCGAGGTGGTCCTTGCGCAGGACCGCGAACGCCGCGGCGGTGGCCTCGTCGAGGCGGGCGAGTTCGAGCTGGCGCACCTCGGCGGCCGGCTCGGCCACCGTCGCGGCCAGCGCTCGGCCCACCGCCCGCCACGCTGCGGTCACGTCGCACAGATCGAGGGCGGCCGCGATCTCGGCGTAGGTGGCGCCGGACGCGCGCATCTTGCACGCTTGCGCGTCCAGCTCGGCGTGTTCCAGGCGGCGTTCGTAGCGGCCGTTGGCGCCGCGGACGGTGTTGCGGGCCACGGGTCACCTCCGGGTCAGGTGCGTACGCCGAGGACATCGAGGGAGGCCGTGCCGATCGTGACCGGGCCGGTGTTGGCGAGGGTGACCACGCAGTCGTCGGGGGTCTTGGTGCCCGCCTTGAAGGTGGCGGTCAGGGAGCCGAGCGCGCCGGTGCCGGACACGATGGTGGGGATGACCATGTAGGCGGTGTCGGGCCAGCTGTCTGGCCAGCTGATGGTGACATCGATGCTGCCGACGACGATGCCGGACAGGGTGATGGTGGAGCGTTGGGTGACTGCGGCGAGGGCGGTCTGGCCGGCGGCGAGAGTGGCGATCTGCGAGGCCTGGACGGCGGCGAGGTCGGCGAGGCGCTTCAGCATCGCTTGGATCTTGCAGATGGCGGTGCGGATGCCGGCGAAGCTGTCTAGGTTTCCCACCCGGTCTCACCTGGCCTTTTGACGCGAAAACCCGGCACCTGAGTGGGCCGGGTTCGGTTCTTGGGCACGGTTGTCGAACTGCGCGAAGCCTGACAGCGGCAAGTGTAGCCCACTCGGTCAGGTAGCCGTCCTGGTCCGCGTAGACGGCGGCCAGCTCGCGAACGACCCGATCGATGGTGCGTGCGACCTCGACCTGGAGGTCGACCTCGTCGGGGTCGCGGCCGTCGGCCACGCCTTCGGGCAGCCGCTGCACAAGGTTCGGATCCGACCAGCTGCTCAGGATGGCCCTTTGGGCCGCGACCTCCCGAAGGACGCGGGCCGGGTCGTGGCGGGCGATGTGGCGGGCCTGCCACTCGTTCGGGTTGCCCTCGTCGTACGTCACGATGTTGCCGAGGGCGTCACCGATCAGGCCCGGTGTGCGCTCAGCGTCGAATTGGTTCCACATCAGCTCGCCGCGCCGCTGCCGGTGGTCTGCTACGGCGAGGGCCACCCGCTCGTCCTCGTCGAGCTGAGCACGTAGCCACACCGTGAGATCACCCACCGGTGCGGTCCGGCTCGACGAGCGGAACCTCGTGGCCGCAGGGTGGCCTCCCGGTGAAGTCGAGCCCGTTGGCCGCCCAGCTGACCGAGCGCAAGCCCTTGATGGGCTCGCCACAAGTCAGGCAGGCATCTGGGGTCTTGAGCGGCGTAAACGTGCCGACAACCGTCAAGGCGTCGCTGGGCCCGCAGATCCTGGTCATGCTGCCGCCTTCCCTGCCGCGTTACGGGCGAGCGTCTGGTCGAGCCGGTACCAGTTTGCCCGCCCTCGCCGTACCGCCTGGACCTGCCCACGCCGGCGCCACTGCTGCAGCCGGGCCGCCCACCGTGCCGGGTCGACATCGGCGCCCAGGACGCGGCGGAGGTCCTCGGCGGTGGCCCATACGAGGCCGTCGAGAGTGAGCGCGCCGGCCTCTACGGCCCGGCAGGCGAGCAGGTACGGGCGTAGGGCGCCGAAGTTCGCGGCGTACTCCTCGGCGGGCCAGATGTGGGCAAGGCCGGGCTCGCGGCCGGGGCGGCGGCAGGAGCACTGGGAGCCGAGGCACTCGCAGCGGCCTGTTGGTGGGAGGCAGGCGATGGTCCAGTCGCGTTCGTCGGGGGAGGAGATCTCGGCGCGCAGGGTGGTCTGGCCGCAGGCGGGGCATACGCGGTCGCCGGGGAGTGGGCGGCGGTCGGGGCCGATGCCGAGGACGGCCCGGACGGTGCGGTCGGCGCGGGCGAGCTGGCGGGCGATCCGGTCGGCCTGGGCGGGTGGTACCCAGCGCACTCCGGAGGCGAGGTAGGCACACCGGGCGTCGAAGGTGCTGTAGCGGATGTGGGCGCGGCGGGCGTCCACATAGGGCGGCGGTTGGTGGCGGAGCAGGTCGGCGACATCCCAGCAGAGCATGCCGATGAGCGTTTCGGCGGCGACCTGGGCGTCGAGGAGTGCGGCGCGGACGGGTGCGGGGCTGGCGCCGGCGGGGGCGAGGCCAGCGCGGGCGCCGTGGACCCGGTCGCCGCGCTCGCTGCGCAGGAGCACGGCCCGGGCGGCCTGCTGGCGTTCGCTGGGTGCCACGGTGCGGGTGCGCCGGGGGATCGGGCTGCTGTACGCCTCGGCGCGGGCCTGGGCGGCGAGGAGCGGGTGTGCGTGGCGGAGGGCGGAGAGGGCGGCGATGGCGGCGAGCTGGTGCGGGTGGGTCATCGGCAGCTCCTGGCGGCCTGTGCGCGGTGCGAGGAACCGAGCCGCGTGCCGGTCGTGTCCGCCTGGGTGGTGTCGGTCATGGCGCTCCTTGGGGTGGCCAGCAGCGGTGGCACCACGTGGCTTGGTGGCGCTCTGTGGCTTGGGCGGCGGTGAGGTGGTGGCCGGTGCGGGTAGCCCTCCGGCAGGCGGTGACGGCTTCGGTGGCGGCCGGGTCGATGCGGTGGGCTTCGACGCGGCGGCGGTGGGTGGCGATCCACACGTCGTCGTCTGGCGCGGGTCCGGCGGGCGGCGGTGGGTCGGGGTCGTCTGGTGGCCGGTCGGGTGGGGCTGGGCGTAGGGCGGCGCGTGCTTGGGCGGCGCGGCGTCGGTTCAGGTCGAGCTGGGCGTCGGTGAGCTGGCCGATGGCGGGCAGGGTGCGCCAGTCGGGGTTGTCGTCGGCGGTGGGTGAGGGTGGTTGGGGGGCGGCCGCGCCGCCCGGCGAAGCGGGCGGCCGTCCCCCTTCCCCTCCTTTAGGAGGGGGGAAGGGAAGGGGAGAGCGTCCGTCCCGCGTCGTGTCCCGTGGTCCGTCCCGCGTCTGTCCCGCGTCGTGTCCCGGCGGGACATGGGGTCTACCTGCTTTTCTTCTGGCGTCCTGTGCGGCGCGCCAGCGGGCTTTCCGATCGGCTTCGGCCTTGCGCCTGGCGCGGGCCTTCTCGGCGGTCGGGTTGCCCATTCCGAAGTACCTGACGTCCCGATACCCCGCCTCTTCGGTCGACCAGAGACCGACAGCGGCCAGCTTCGCAACCCACTCTGGCGTGCCGTACATCGTCGCGACCTCAGCTGGTATCACCGCGTCTGCGATGTTGCCGTTGCTGATGTTGCGCGCGATCCAGGCACCACAGCAGACGTAGAGTCCCGATGCGGCCTTGCCGGCCCGGACAACCTCGGGCCAGGTGTCAAAGGAGTCGTCGAGCCAGTAAGCCACTGGCCCCCCTTGCTTGATCGATTGCGATGGATGGTGCTGGTGTACGCCGGGAGCCCCGGCGTGAATTGAAGCCGAGGCGGTCATGTCTTGCAATGTCAGATTGCTTAGCCGGTGGCCACCTCCTCGACGGGCGGCGGGGAGATCAGGTCAGCGAGGGCGCCGAGGGCGATGGTCGCCTGGGTGGTCGCCTCACCCCGCGACATCGGGTGGTAGGTCAGGACCATGAGCGCATCGGTGGCCTTGCCGTGGGCCTCGTCGGAGCGCAGCCAGGCGGCGATGGCGGGGAGTGCGGCGTCGGCCGCGCGGAGCTCGCACCACCTCGGGCCGGGGTGCGAGCAGGGTTCGCCTGCCCCGATGGCACGGGCCAGCTGGTCGCGCACCGTCATGGTCGCGCCACCAGCGCGCGCAGATATTCGACTCCGCCGACCTCGGGCAGCTGGTCGCGGTCGTCGAGTGTGGCGGCGACGGTGATCGGGTCGACGACGCCCCCGTCCGCGACGAGGGTGGCGATGGCCCCGAAGATGATGGCGTTGGCCCGGTCGGTGAAGTCGCCGGGTTGGATGACCCGCACGAAGGACTTCGCAGCCCACTCGGGGCCGGTCATGGATTCGGCGAGTATGCGGCGCTGAAGGAGCGCGTTCATCGGGATACCTCCGGGGTGTAGGCGCACCAATCGTCGGCGTGCTGGGCGCGCCGGCGGCACAGAGTGGGGTCGGTGCACTGGTGGTCGTCGCCGACGGGCTCCAGCTCGCCCTGGTCGGCGTGGCCGCAGGCGCGGCAGCGCTTGATGATGGGCAGCTCGACGGTGGGGCCGTGGACGGGGTGGCGGCGGAGTACGCGCATCTAGTCGTCCTGCGGGTCGTAGCGGGCGGTGTGGGCGTGCTGGGCCTCGGCGAGCTGCCGGTGGTGTTCGGCGACGGCGACCGGGTCGTGAGAGGCGTTCTTGGCCACGATGTGGCAGTGGACGCACGTGCCGGGCGCGGCCGGGTCCTCGTGGTAGGTGTGCGGGGCGGGGCTGGGGCGGCCGCGGGTCATGGCATGAGCCGGTCGTCGATGGGGTCAACCACGGGCTGCTCGAGGTAGCGCACCGTCTTGCCACGCGCGAGTGCGTACTCCAGCTCCGAGCGCGTCGACGAGCCGATGTAGCCGCCGACGTTGAGGATCAGCACCTCGTCCGCGAGGTCGATCTTCCGCTTGTGCAGCTCGTCAAGCCGGTCCTTGAGCGCTTCCAGCTCGTCGGCGGGTAGGCCGTCCCACAGCTCGTGGTCGGAGCGGAGGTCGCAGCCGATGGAGAGCACGATTCGGCCAGCCACGGTCTCGCGGAGGTTGGCCTCGCGGAAGGCGCCGCCGAAGCGGGTGGAGCCGCAGAGGCAGACGATCGTTGGTCGCGTCATGGCGTGGTCCTTGCGTAGTCGCGGGCGATGGTGGCGCCGACGTGGAGCCACCGCAGCGCGAGGCGCTGCTCGCGCCGTGACATGAGGAGCGTGTGGCTGCCGGGGAGCCGGTACTCCTCGATGGCCTGGGCAATCTCCTCGGCCATCCGGGCCCGGGCCGGCGCGTCGTCGGTGGGCGCGAGGCTGGCCATGAGTAGCCGCCGCAGCTCGTCCACCTCGGCGAGCAGGGCCGGTACGTCGCGGCCGGAGTCGATGCACGCGGCTGCGTACCGCTGGGCCTGCCCGATGGTGCCCGCGGTCCGGCAGGCGTCCGCCTCAGCGTCCATCTTCGCGGCGCGGGCCTTGATGGCGGCGAGGTCGCGGTCGAGATTGCTCATGTCGTCCTCAGCCGGATCTGCACGGTGACGGGGATAAGCGAGCCGGGGCAGCGCTCCGGAGCGCCGTGGGTGGGGACCGGCTGCGCGTACCGGCGGTCGCAGGTGAGGCAGGCGAAGGCGTCCCACTCCTCGAGGAGTACGGCGCTGCCCGTGCCGGTGGCCGGCGTGGGGAACGCGTCGGAGAGCTGGGCGAGCTTCTCGGCGGTGCCCTCGGGGATGATGTCGGCGGTGTCAGGCATCGGCGGCCGCCTTGCGTCGGCGCGGCTTCGACGGGGGGAAGCACGTGGGGCAGGCGACGGCGCCGAGGTGGTCGGCCCAGCTGGCGGACATGTGCGAGCACGCGGTGGTCGGGGTCTCGCCGTCCTTGGGTGCGGGGTGGCACTTTGGCGCGACCACCGTGGTGCGCTTGACGTCGACCGCCGCGCCCCGGCGCATCTTCGTGACGCCCTGGGCGACGTCGATGAGGTAGCTGGCGGCGCGGTGGGCGACCGCGCCAGCACCGACGGGGCGCTCCACGGCCACGTCGGCGTAGGCGAAGATCTCGCGGGGCAGCGGGTGGGTCATGGGCTCCTCCGGAAACGTGGCGCTCTCGGGCAGGCGGCGAAGTGGCTCTTGTGCAGGGTGGTGGTGCGGCCGAACCGCTCGGCGACGCTGAGGACGCGGTAGAGGGGTGCGCGGTCGCGGCCGCGGAGGACCAGCTCGACGTTCCCGCCGCCGGCGGGGTCCGGGCTGGCGTTGATCGGCGCCAGCTTGGTGGTGCGCTCGTGCTCGGCCCAAAGGAACTCCACGCCGCATACGCATTTCTCGGTGGGGTAGCCGCCGGGGACGCTCACGCGGCCCTCCGTTTCCTGCCCGGCCGGTGCCCGACGTGGTACCAGCCGCAGTCACAGCGATATGGCTCCAGGGCGCCGTAGGCCGCGCCCCGGGCGACGAGGCGGGCCACGTGGCGCCAGGCCGCGCCGGTGGTGCGGTGCCGCATTTTGGTGCCGCAGCCGCGGCCCTTCGTGCGCGTCGGGCGGCTCACAGCTGGTCCTCCGTCCTGGTGACGTGCCAGCCGGAGTCGGTGAGCTGGTAGCGGGCGGCGGCCAGCTCCTCCTCGACCTGTGCCAGGGCCCCGGTCTGCTCTGTTAGCTGGGCCTCCAGTTGGTCCACCCGTGCGCGCAGGCCGGCGTTCTCGACCTCGGCGCTGTCCGCACGGGCCCGCTCCGCACGGGCCCGCATGGCGTGGTCCTGGGCGGTGCCCTCGGCGTCGACGAGCGCCTGGGCGACCACGCCGAGCTGCTCGTCGCGGCGGTCAATCTCCGCACCCAGCTCGGCGCGCAGGGCCTCGACCCGGATGAGCTCGCCGAGCAGCGCCTCGATGGTGTCGGCGGCCGCGGTGACCCCGGCGCTGAGAAGGAGATCGGTGATCCGGAGGTCGCGCAGGTGGTTGTGCGCGGCGTCGAGGTCGGCCGGCGTCATTGCGTGCCCCACTGGGCTTCGCGGGAGCAGGTGACGCAATGGTTGTGGCGGACGGTCCGCGGTTGGCGGCCGGCCCACGAGATCGGCAGGTCTTTGCCGCAGACGACGCACCGGCCGACCGGCCCTGGCGCGGAAGCAGGGCGGAGGCCGAGGGCGTCGATCTGGTCGCGCAGCCACGCCTGCGGGTCGGGCTGGCCGAGGGCCCAGACGGCGAGGTTGGCCCGGGCCTTCGCTCGGGCGGCCTCGTCGGGGGTGCCGACGGTGCGCATCGCGAGGCCCTGCTCGGCCATGTCGACGGTGCGCCTAGGCATGGGTCACCGCCCCGATGCGCCGGCGCACGAGGGCCGCGTACTCGTCCTGCGGGATGCCAGCGTTGGCGGAGTGCCGCTCGGGCATCAGCGCGCAGGTGCACTCCTGCCACGGGTGGGTGCAGCGCAGGCAGTAGAGGGAGAGCAGGGTGCCGTCGGGGCCGGGCTCGACCACGTCGGCGTCGTCGTGCTCCGGAGCGGGCGCCGGCGCGGGCCGGCCGGCGGGCACGTACCGGTCGACCCACGCCAGGCCCTCACGGTCGAGCTGGAGCTTGGCCCGGGTGACCGTGACATAGGCCAACATCGCATCGGCCCGCTCGACCTCGCCGCGCACACCGGGCGCGAGAGGCTTGGGCTCGCGGAAGTCCGTCGCGACCGCGACGGAGCTCCACTCGCGGCCCTTCGCGCCGTGCGCGGTCGAGACCACCACGTCAGCGGCGTCCTCCGATACCAGATGCTCGACGATGCCGAGGACCCGGTCCGGGCCGTGCTTGTCGATGAGGTCGACCATGAGCCGCAGGTCCGACGCGGACTCGTCGAGCGCGACGAACGTGCGCACCTCATGCCAGCTGGAGAACGCGAGCAGCTCGGGGTGGTCGCAGCCGCGGCCGGCCTGCAGGTCGCGGGCGGCCCGGGCGAGGGAGGCAATGTCCTTGCCAACCCGGCCCACGAGGGCCGGCCGGCGACCCGCAGCGGCGGCGTCGAGGACGCGGGAGAGCGCGGCCCCGTTGGTGCGGCACAGGACCGCGGCCGGCTCGGCCAGGTCGCCCACGACGGACGGGATCGAGGCCAGGCCGCGCACCCGGATGTCGGCCCGCAAGATCGACAGCCATTTGTTGGCCTCGTCCGCGATCGCGTCGCCGAACCGGAACGACTGGGTGAGCGCGAGGCGGCGTCCGTCGAATGTGGACATGGCGTCGACGGCGCCGCGCCAGGCGTAGAGCTGCTGGCACCGGTCGCCAACGAGGACGACCTGGGCGTCGGTCTGGTAGCCGACGATGGCCTGCACGACCGGGTTGAGGTCCTGGGCCTCGTCGACGAACAGCACGTCGAAGGAGAGGACGGGTAGGCCCAACTGAAAGATCTTGAGGTAGTGGTCGTGCTCGAAGCGCAGCTGCCCGGCCTCGTTCTGGATGTCAGCCCACGCCTTGCGCGCGTAGGGCAGGACGGCCTGGGCGAGCGCGGCCCGCTCGGGCGGTAGCTCGAGTCCGGTGCTGACCGGGATGTGCCGGGCGGTCACCTCGTCGTCGGCGGAGTGGCAGAACCGGCCCACGGTGGCGACCGCGATGCGGGCCAGCTGCTGCGGTGACAGCGGGGGCAGGTCGGCGCTAAGGCGCGCGGGCTCGCGGATGCCGAGGATCTGCGCGACCCGCTGGGCGGGGATGCGGGGGCCGCCGAGGCGGTGCCGGTAGCGGGTCGCGACCGGGCCGTAGGCCATCCCGTGAGAGGTCATGCACGCCACCGACGTCGGGAAGCTCGCGGCGGCGTCCTCCTTGATGGCCCGGTTGTAGGCCAGGTAGGCGCACGTCCCGTGGGTCATGGCGGCCAGCATCCGCAGGGTGGAGGTCTTGCCCGAACCGGCGGCGGCGTCGATGACGAGGCGCTGCCCGTTGTCGAAGGCGTCGAGGATCTGCTGCTGCTCTTCGGTGGGTTTGAGGGTGCTCATGCTGCTGCGGCCTCGCTCTCGACCGCCGGGTTGTTCTGGCGGATGTAGGAGTCGAGCTTGCGCATCACCTTTTGGAATTCGGCGGCGGTCAGCTCCTTTGTGGATTCGACGCGACGGCCGATGGCCTCGCTTATGTAGGCCAGGCCCTTCTCGCGGTCGGCTAGCTCGGCCTCGCGGAGCGCGCCGTGCAGCGCCTTCTGCCGCTGCTCGGTCATCTCGCCCGGCGGGGCCGGTTCGGGCTCGATCGGGTTGGGGTTGACCAGATCGCGTACGTGGGCGGTGGCCGGGTCACACCGCAGGGCCTCGAAGATCAGCCACTCCAGCGACCAGTCCGCGTCGAGCTTCTTCGGCTCGTCGATGCCAGGACGGATGCCGGTGTGCACCGAGCGAGCGCCGATGACCGTGGGCCGCGCGTCGCGGGCCAGCCGCAGCCATAGGGTGGCGTCGAACGCCAGACTCTTCTGACCCTCCACTTTGTACTCTTTGGTGTTCTCGATCGGCCGGCCGGCCGTATCGAGGGCAGCCACGTCCTTGCCGCGGGCAGTGAGGAGCACGATGCCCGGGAAGGTGATGAGCAAGGTCATCAGCCGGCGGTGGCGGGCGGTCGCGTCGTTCCACAGGTCCATCGAGATCTGGACCTCCTCGTCGGCGCCGGGGACACGCTTGCCCTTGCTGGCCAGCCGCCTACGCGCGCGCTCACCGGCCCAGTCCTTGAGCAACTCCCACTCGGCCGTGACCGAGTCGATGACGAGCACGACGGGCGGCTCGCCCGCCTCAGCCGCCCGCGCGGCCTCGGCCTTGATCTCGACGACGCTGGCGAGGATCGCGCCGAAGCTGCCGTCGTGCTCGACGACGCAGTAGCGCACGCCGGGGATCGCGCCGTACTCGTCGGCGGAGCCCTCGCCCAGGTCGATCCAGTAGGTCTGGCCGACGCGGGGCGACGCGGACAGCACGGCGCAGGCCCAGCTCTTGCCGGACTTCTCGCCGCCCTCGATGAGGATCAGCGGCCACGGCACGCGGCCGGTTGGGGGTCGGGTCTTCAGGGTCATCGTGGGTCTCCGAGGGGGAACAGGTGTGGGGCGCAGTGGGCGCAGATGCGGCCGGCCGCGTCCGCGCACATGACGTGGACGGGCCCGGTCGGCGCGGGCAGCTCGCCGCCGTAGACGGCGAGCGCCTTGGCCAAGTCGGTTTCCAGGCCGCGGATGGTGTCGGCCTGGTCGACGACGCGCTGCTGGACCGGCGCCAGCTCGGCGCGGGCCTGGTCCCGCTCGCCGATGGCGTGGAGGTAGTCGGCGCGATGGCCCTGGGCGACGGTGGTCAGGTGGTCGATCTCGGCGCACAGCCGTGCTACCGCAGTGACTGGGACGCGCTGGGGGCGCCGGCGAAGAGACCACCTCATCGACGCCACGTCCCCTGCGGGTCGACCACGGCGTAGAGGTCCGGGGTGGGCCGGCGGGTGGGGTAGGTGAGGATGTGCAGCCGCAACCGCAGCGCTTCCCCGGTCGCCTCTCGCCGGCGCACGGTCTGCACGACGGCGACGGCAACGGCGGCGGCGAGCAGCAGGGCCAGGACCACGACGGCCCACGCGAGGGCGTTCACGCCGCGACCAGCTCTCGCTCGACGGTGCGGTACCGGCCGGTCGCCTGTGCCCACCGCGGCTGGGCCGCCCACTGGGCCTCCAAGGCCCGGCGTGCGGTGACCGCATCAGCGAGCCGGATGCTGGGCTGGCCGGCGATGCGGGCCATGGCCTCCCGGATCCGGCGGTCCTCACGGGCGGCGCGTTCGGCTGAGCGGATCGTGTCGACCTGGGCGCGGACCTGCTCCATGTCGGCGTGCACGGCGGCCGCGGCCGCGCGCGCGTCGAACGGGGCGGGCGTGGTCGGTCCCGCCGGCGGGACGTAGCGCTGGGCGCGGCTGGCGCGGGCGTCGTCGCGGTCGACTGCGATGGCGACCGCGGTGGCGCCGAGGGCGGCCAGGCCGAGGATGTAGATCATCGGGGTTTGCCTCCGATCTGGGTGCCGCCGGCGGCGTACCGGCGGGCGCGGGCCCGCGCGCGGTGGCGGGCGTAGGCCACGAGGGCGGCGAGCGCGAGGAGCGCGGCCGCGCCGATGTAGGCGGCGAAGAGGCGGTCAGCCACGGCCCCTCCTCGCGAGCGAGCTGGGCGCGATCGGCGGCATCACCGCGGTGTCCGTGCGCGGCGGCGTCACCCGGCCTGGCAGCATCCGCGGCTCCGGGTGGGCCGGGGCCGGCACCAGATGCGGTGTCCGCCGCGAGGCGCGCGGGCTTGCGGGCGCGCTCCGATGCACGATGAGCCAGTGCGTCAGGACCGTCGATGCGGCGGCGGTCATGGCCACGACGATGAGTCCGGCCAGGACGAGGAGCGCGTTCACGCTGACCACCACGGCTTCGTGACGATGACCGGCGCGGCCGCGGCCTCGGCCACGAGCGCTGCGTTCTCGCCGGCGCAAGCGGCGCACGGGTCCCAGGTCCGTGGGTCCATGAAGTCGCCGCAGCTGTTGCAGATCCGCACGACGAACTGGCCAGCGGTCTCCTTGGCACCACAGCACTCCGGCGAGCCTCGGTCCTTTCCGCACAACCGGCAGGCCCCCAGCTGCTCCCAGAGCAGGTGCTCGTCGGTGAGGCCGTTGACGCCGACGAAGGCGCGCTTCGGGGCCGTCACGGGTGGCCTCGGAAGCACAGGCCGCAGGGCCGGCGGCCGTCCGCCTCCGCACGCTGGCGCGTCACCTCGAGG